AAGTAATTATGGTATAGAAAATTTTATAGACATTGTAAATGGTAAGACACAAGATATAGTAAAGGCACCAAACTATGACAGATACCATGACAATGAAATTATAGAATGGTGGAGAAAGATGGCAACAAAAAGATTTGACAATCTAAATAAGGATGGTCGTTTACGAAATGACCTAGAAGTGTGGACAAAAGATAGTGATATTGATATTATCAGATGACGCTTGACAATTATGAACAAATGGTGTATATTATACAAAACTAAGGAGAAATTATGAGTGATTTTTTAAAAGACATTATCAAAGATACAGGCAACGAATATGCCACATTAGCAAAAGATGGTGTTGCTGGAGGTGATGTCGATTCGTTTATAGATACAGGCTCATACTCTTTCAATGCTTTATTATCAGGTTCAATTTATGGTGGTTTACCAAACAATCGTATCACAGCAATTGCTGGTGAGGCTGCGACAGGTAAAACATTCTTTGCATTAGGCATAGTAAAAAGTTTTTTAGATAAAGACCCCAACGCAGGTGTTATCTACTTTGAATCAGAAAATGCTATCTCAAAAGACATGATTGAAACTCGTGGTGTAGATAGTAGCAGAATAGTTGTAATGCCAGTTGCAACAGTACAAGAATTTAGAGCACAATCAATTAAAGTAATTGAAAAATACTTAGAACAACCAGAGGCAAGTAGAAAACCTATGATGTTTGTATTAGATAGTTTAGGTATGTTATCTACTACAAAAGAGATGGAAGATACGGCTGCTGGTAAAGAAACAAGAGATATGACAAGAAGTCAAATTGTTAAATCTACTTTCAGAGTATTGACCTTAAAACTAGGTCAAGCAGGTGTTCCCATGATTATGACCAATCATACATATGATGTAATTGGTTCTATGTTCCCACAAAAAGAAATGGGTGGCGGCTCAGGTTTGAAGTACGCTGCTTCATCAATCATCTACCTAGGTAAGAGAAAAGAAAAAGACGGTACCGAAGTAGTTGGTAATATCATTCATTGTAAAAACTTTAAGTCAAGAATAACAAAAGAAAATGCTCAAATTGATGTACGACTATCCTATAAACAAGGTTTAGATAGACATTATGGTCTGTTAGAACTAGGTGAAGAGTGTGGTGTATTTAAAAAGGTATCTACCAGATATGAAATGCCAGATGGCACAAAGGTATTTGGTAAGTCTATCAATACAGAGCCAGAAAAATATTTTACAAATGAGGTATTAGATAAGATTGATGAGTACACAAAAAAGAAATTCACATACGGACAAGACGAAGATTAGAAGATATACCTTTGCTCAGAAAGAGGGCACAGATTATTCTTGTATCAAGTTGACAGAGGGTAAATTCAAAGATGTAATTTACCATTACGGTAGAGTTGCGTTTGCGCCTGATTCCGAAGAACAACCTGACGGCAAGTTGCCAATGAAGTTTGACTATACAGTTGACAAAAATCCTAATGACCTGGATTTGCTTGACAATTCTGAGTTTATAGAGTATATTGGTGACATATTATTAGAACTACTGGAAGAGAAATTAAAAGATGGTACAGCAATCACGAATTGAAAATACAATACTAGGCAGCCTCTTCTATAAAGAGGATTATACTAGAAAAGTTTTACCTTTTATCAAAGAAGAATACTTTGGTAATCGTGTTGAACAATTATTATTTGGTGAAGTATTTAAATTTATTGAGAAGTATAATAATCTTCCGACTAAAGACGCCATTTTAATCGAACTTAATAATAGAAGAGATATTAATGAAGAAGAACTACAACATCTAAAAGATTATGTTGTTGCAGTAGAAGATAGTGAGGCAGATGAACAATGGTTATTAGAAACTACAGAGAAGTTTTGTAAAGACCGTGCCGTTCACAATGCAGTATTAAGTGGTATCAAAATACTTGATAACAAAGATAAGAAACAAACCCCTGAGGCAATACCACATATCTTATCAGAGGCATTAGCTGTATCATTTGACAAGTCAGTTGGTCACGATTATATTGAAGACGCAGAAGCCAGATTTAAATTCTACCACACAAAAGAAAAAAGATATCAATTTGATTTAGATTATATGAATAGAATCACCAAAGGTGGTGTTCCTAGTAAGACATTGAATATTGCCCTTGCAGGTACAGGTGTTGGTAAATCATTATTCATGTGTCATGTTGCTTCAAGTTATTTACTACAAGGTCTAAATGTATTGTATATTACATTAGAGATGGCAGAGGAAAGAATTGCAGAAAGAATTGACGCCAACTTATTAGATGTTACAATGGAAGACCTACATGATATGCCTAAACAATTGTATGATGGCAAGATTAAAAAGTTGAGAGAAAAAACACAAGGTCAACTTATTGTCAAAGAATATCCAACGGCGTCTGCTCATGCAGGCCATTTTAAATCGTTGATTAATGAATTAGCTCTAAAGAAATCCTTTAGACCTGATGTCATCTTTATTGATTACTTGAACATTTGTGCTTCAAGTAGATTTAAAGGTGGTAATATTTCGTCTTACTTTTATATTAAAGCAATTGCTGAAGAACTAAGAGGTTTGGCTGTAGAACAAAATGTACCAATCTTTAGTGCGACACAAACAACCAGAACAGGTTTTGTGAGTACAGATATTGGTCTTGAAGATACTTCCGAATCTTTTGGTCTTCCGGCAACTGCTGACTTTATGTTTGCCTTGATGTCAAATGAAGAACTAGAGGCTTTAGGTCAGATGAAAGTAAAACAGTTGAAGAATAGATACAATGACCCAAGCGTAAACAGAGCATTCATTATTGGTGTTGACAGAGCCAAAATGAGATTGTATGATGTACAACAAGCAAGTCAAAACATTGTTGATTCAGGTCAAGTAGAAGAAAAAGAGGACGCTTATAATAAGTTTAGTGATTTTAAATTGTAATATATGGTAAAGAATAAAACACAAAAGGTAAGATTTCACAAAGGCGATAAGAGGCCAGGTAATACATTGGGACACAAAAAATTGAGTTATACAGTAGAAATGATTAAAGAAGGCCGTAAGATTTTATGGCATGTAATAGAACAACCAACAAACAATGTAGTTGGTAAATACTTCTTTGAAGATGACGCACAAGAGTTAGCAGACTTTCAAAATAAAAATAAAGTCTGGCAGGTAAATGGAGGAATACCTAGATTCCTCTGGAATTATATGGCTGGTTCCTACAGCTAGTTGCCAAATGTTCCTAAATAGTGTAAGGAGTATTAAATGGCAGAAATTAAATTTGACGATTTACTAAAAGAGTTTGCAGGTACGACTGTACCTAGATGGACAGCTCTAGTTAGTAAGATTGCAAGTAATGATAAATTTACCATAAACAAAACAAATACAGAGGTTACTCTAAAGTATCTTTCAAAAGAACTTGAAGGATTGTTTAAAGACGGTAAAATTACCACTATACAAAATAATTATAGAGGTAAACCATTATTCAAAGCCAGTAATGGTTCTGAATTAAAACTATCAGACTTATTTAAATCCTCAGATTTTGGTGGTGGTAAAGGTTCAGGTGGTGGTGCTGAAGAAACTGAACGAAATGAATCAGCACAATGTTTATATGCAGGTCTTGTTTACTATGTTTACAAGAAACAAATGAATATAAACAAAACTCCTAGTAAAAAAGACTTTGTTGACGCTTTTAAATATTGTGATGTGTCTGCTAAGTTTGAAGATTTATTAGACTTACCATATCATTGGCACTACTCATCTATATTAGGTGCAAACAAACTATTTGAAACATGTAAAGGTGCTTATGAATTTCACAGAGGTTCATCTACGGTAGATTTAATTGAAAATAAATTTAAAGATATAAACCGTATAGAAAAGGCATTTGGTAATTTAAACAAATGGTCGCCTGCTGATATATACATGTTCACAACAAGAGGTAAGGCAGCTGTTAGAACAGAGATAAGTCAAGCAACAACTATACAAAATTTAAACAATTTGATGTTAAAGTATATCAAGTCAAAAGATATTGTTGGGGTTTCATTAAAAAAAATTGAAGGTGTTAGAGCTAAACTAACCGAAAACAATATGTCTGATAACAAATCTTCCGTTACATATACAGGTTATCAAATTGTTGCAAACAATAAAACGGATATGTTTGATAGTATGGATATTTACTTGGAACATAGTAAAGGCAAAACACAATTCAGGTCATTTGGTGGTACAGCACTAACTGGTTGGCAAGGTGAGGGAAAAGGCGCTACGGCTAATCAAGGTAAGATATCATTAGGTCCTTTAAATTTTATTTTGAAAGCCAATGGTGTTGCACCATTACCAGAAAGTCAGGTGTCGGCTAGACTTGCTACATCTCCGAACAGTAGTTATTTCACAGAGTTTTATGATACAGCAAAAAGATTGAAGGTAAAAGGTCTTGATAAATCACAAAAGGGGTTTATAGCCAGATGGTATAGAGCACCTAACCCATGGAAGTATTCAAAATATCTTGGTATTCTATTGGTGGATAGAATTGCCAATTTACCAGCCAAACAAAGAAACAATGTAATGACAGATATATTCTTATATTCTGCCTCTAAATCTAATTTCGCTGGACCTTACCTCAAACTTGAATAATCTTATAAATAGTATTGGTATTTGTTAATGAATTTGCATGAAAGGGCTTGCCAAACGCTCAATTTTATAGTATAATGGACAAAAATGAGAGAGAAAAATGTTTAATTTTAAAGGGTTCCTTACACAGGACAAGAACACACACTTAGAACACCTTGAAGATGATATCATCAATAGAGGTGCAGTAGGTGGTGACAATGCAATAAACTTCCTAAAATCAGTTAGAAATATGCTGGCGGGTACAACCGGCAGTAAAACAAATATAACTGTTAAATGGGATGGTGCACCTGCTATCATTTGTGGTATCAATCCAGAAAATGGTAAATTCTTTGTTGGTACTAAATCAGTATTTAACAAAACTCCTAAAATTAATTACACAGTTGCAGACATTCGTAAAAATCACGGTGGTGTGGTTGCACAGAAACTAGAAGTTTGCCTTGCAAATTTAAAAAGATTAAACATCAAAGGTATTCTACAAGGCGACTTGTTGTTTACAAATGATAAGAAAGTAATCTCTATAGACGGTGAGAAGATGTTATCTTTTACACCTAATACAATTACATATGCAGTACCACAAAATAGTGGAATTGGTAAAAGAATTGCTAATGCCAAGATGGGAATTGTATTTCATACACAATATAATGGTAAGAAGATGGATAGTTTATCTGCCAGTTTTGGTACGGTAACTGGTTCATCAAACAGAAATGTATTTTTGGCAAGTGCAGCTTACCAAGATACTGCTGTATTATTTCCTAAATCAGAGTTATCTAAATTTGACGCACAGATAAGAATGGCCGAAGGCTCTCTTAAAAAGGCAGCTCCTATTTTAAACTTGATGAGTAAAAATATTTCAGATGACTTATCTATAGGTTACAGACTTAAAACATATTTCAATCACTTTATTAGAAATTCAAATAGTAGTATGGATAAAGTTGCAGTTATGCAAAAACAATTCAGAGATTACTTTGAGAGTGTATTACAGGCAGAGATTGACAAAAGAAAAACTCCTGCCGGTAAAGCAAAATTTATTAAAGCAAAGGCAGATGGTCTAAAATTTATTGATAGTAACAAACAAGCACTATACTTTGCTATCGCTTCACACATTACATTAGGTGTGGCAAAAACTACCTTATTACAAAAAATGAATCAGATACAAAGTATCGGTAACTTCATTAGAACATCAACAGGTTATAGAGTAACAGCACCAGAGGGTTATGTTGCAGTTGATAAAGTTGCTGGTGCAATTAAACTGGTAGACAGATTAGAATTTAGTAGGCAAAACTTTACTATGCCTAAGGGTTGGAATTAATGAAATCATTTAAACAATATTTCTTTGAAGCAATCAATGGACCTAAAATCATTATGATTGGTGGACCAGGTTCTGGTAAATCAACTTACTCAGAATTATTAAAGAAAGAATTAGGTATCGCCCACATATACACAGGTGATATGATGAGAGCATTATCAAAAAAGAATACACCAGACGGTAAGAAAGTAAGAGAACTATTAGCAAAAGGTGAATTTGCACCTACACCTATAGTTATAGACGCAGTAAAAGAAAGAATGAAACAACCAGACGCCATGAAAGGTTATGTGTTTGACGGTTTCCCTAGAAATACTGAACAAGCAGAAGCAATGGAAAATAAGGGAATCGAATATGACCATGTTATTAATCTTGTGGTATCTGAGGAAGAGGTCATCAAAAGACTAACTTCAAGAGGTAGAGCAGATGACAAACCAGAGATTATAAAGAATAGAATTAAAGTGTACCACAGAGAAACAGCACCTTTATTACAATACTATAAAGATGAGATAATAAATATTAAAGCAGAGGGTAGTACACCAGAATTAATAACAAAAGAAATTATAAAGAAAGTACAATGAAAAAATTTGACGACATAAGATTTCAAGACTTACAAGAGGGGTTGTATGACCCTAATATCTTCAAGGCATTTTTCCTTGCAGGTGGTCCAGGTTCAGGTAAATCTTTCGTTACAAACAGAGCATTTGGTGGTACTGGTTTAAAACCTATCAACTCAGATAATGCATTTGAAAGGTCATTAAAAAAACATGGTCTTTCATTAAAAATGCCAGAGGATGAGGCAGAAGCTAGAGATATTATTAGAGATAGAGCAAAGGCCGTAACATCTACTCAACTAGATTTATCTATTAAAGGTAGATTAGGTTTAGTTATTGACGGTACAGGTAGAGATTACGATAAGATTAAACAACAAAAGGCATTGTTAGACCAATTAGGTTATGATAGTTATATGATATTTGTAAACACTAGTTTAGATGTTGCATTAGAAAGAAACGCAAAGAGAGAACGAAGTGTACCAGAATATATAACAAGAAAATCTTGGAACGAAGTACAATCTAATATTGGTAAGTTTCAAAATACATTTGGTATGGGTAACATGATTATCATTGACAATAGTAAAGATGATAAAGAACTTACTACAATTGTTATGAACAAATGTTCTCAAGCAGTTAGAAGATTGCTTAATAATAAAATTAAGTCATACACAGCAAAAAGATGGATGGCAACAGAGAGAAGATTAAGAAGAAGATGAAAACCTTTAAAGAAAGTATCATAGATATACCTAGAAAAACATATGCTAAGGCTGTGTTTGATGACGCTGATACTAACAACCCTAAAATTAAGCCAAGTGTTAAGGCATTGATTGATAAACAAATAGAGATGTTTGAAAAAGAATATCCTGTTGTTAAGGTTGGTCTTATAGGTTCTATTCTTACTAAAAGGTATAGAGCAGACGCAGACTTAGATTTGAATGTATTGTTTGATGTGCCTACAGAAAAAAGAGAAGAAGAAAGAACAAGACTATCTAAAAAGTATTTGTCGGCTACTTCTCCTGATAGTATTCAAGGCAAGAATATACCTGGTACTAAACATCCTATCAATTATTATTTTATTACAGATATGAAAACATACAACGACCAAGAAAAGAAAGCGGACGCTGTATTTGATATTGAAGATAATAAATTTATTAAAAGACCAGAAGATTTTACCTTTGACAAATCAATGTATCTAAAAGACTTTGAAAGAAAAGTACAAGAGATTGATGTTGTAAAAGGAGAACTTAAAAGGGATATTATTGATTACAGAGAACTTGAAGAACTATCACCAGATGATATATTAAATCTACAAGAACTAATCAATGAAAAATTAGAAGAGATTGAAGATAGTATCAGAGATATTATCAAAATTGGTGATGGTGTTGACGCAGATAGAAGAGCTGCATTTGATAAAGATATGTCACCGGATGAAATAAGAAAATATGGAATCAAAAACAGACTACCTAAAAATGTCGTGTACAAAATGTTAGAGAAATACCACTATCTAAAATTCTACAAGAAGTGTAAGAAGATTTTAGATGATGGTAAAGTATCTGATAAAGAGATTGACGATTTAGAAATGCATGAAGCAAGAGGTAAGTCAGTTGCATTTGCTTTTGGTAGATTCAATCCACCTACAATCGGTCACGAAAAACTTATTAATAAAGTCAAATCATTACCTACAAATGATTACAAAATCTATTTAAGTAGAAGTAATGACCCTAAAAAGAATCCATTATCTCCTAGAGATAAGTTATCTATTATGAAAAAGATGTTTCCTACACATGCTAGAAACATTGAAATCAATAAGACAAATATGGTACTCGACCTTGCAACAGACCTTTACAAAAAGGGGTATACAGATTTAACTATGGTTGCAGGTTCAGATAGAGTAAGAGAATTTGAAACTATATTAAAGAAATACAATGGTGTATCATCAAGACACGGCATGTATAACTTTGATAATATTAAAGTAGTTTCTGCTGGCGAAAGGGACCCCGATGCCGAGGGTGCTTCAGGTATGAGTGCTAGTAAAATGAGAGCTGCGGCTGCCAAAGGTGACCTAAACAATTTCAAAAAAGGTTTACCAAGAGGTGTTGACGCAGATAGTATTATGAAACAAGTTAGAAAAGGTATGAACTTGGCCGCTAACTATATGTACATGAGAAACTTAAACCCTATAGCAAGTTTAGAAGAATTTGAACAACAACAAATTAGAGACCTGTATATCAGAGAACAGATATTTAATATTGGTGATACAGTAGATTATATCAAAGAAGATAAACAAGGTAAAGTTGTCAGAAAAGGTACAAACTATATTGTACTAGAAGATAATAAAAACAATTTGCATAAAGCATGGATTTGGGATTGTATTCCTGTATCTACAACAGACAGAGAGGTAGAGATGAGAGAACATAATTTAAATATTGATTATGGTTTTGAAGCTGTATCTGAGGTAAAAGAAGATATGGATGCTCAACCTCAAGATAAAGATGTGAAGAAGAAAGATGGTACACAACCTAAAAAGTATTACAAACAGTTATCAAAAGATGTAAAAAACAAAAGAGCTGATTACTTTAAAAACAAAGATACTACAAAGAATGATAACAAACCAGCGCCTGGAGATAAAGACGCTAAGACAAAAACAAGTATTCATACTAAGAAATATAAGAGAATGTATGGTGAGGTCTTTGAGATAGGCACACCAGAGTACACAAAACATACGGTTGACATGACACCAGGTCAAGAAAACCCTATCAAAAAAGTAAAAGGTTTCTTAGATAGAGAGAAAGAAAAGCCATCCGAAAAAGATGTAAAAGAATGGGCAAGTACAGAGTCTACAATGAATAAATATAGAGAAAGATACAAAGAAGGATGGAAGGCGAAACTTACAGAGGTGGTTGCCAAAATGATAGAGAAACTATAATGAAAACTTTTAAAGAATTCGAAAACATAGATGAGGCATGTGAAGAATGTATATTCGAACATGAACAAGAAGGTATTTACGAAGCTGAATACCAAGGTAAAACAGTAAAACTTAACGACCCCGTAAGAGGTGGTTCTAAGAAGTTTTATGTGTATGTTAAAAACGACCAAGGTAATGTTGTCAAAGTTTCATTTGGTGACACAACTGGTTTAAGTATCAAAAGAGATAATCCGGCTAGAAGAAAGTCATTTAGAGCAAGGCACAGATGTGATAATCCAGGTCCTAAATGGAAAGCAAGATACTGGTCATGTTATCAATGGAGAGCAGGAGCAAAGGTAGACAACTAATGAGTAGATACAGACAAACAATGACCGAAGCTTACGCTCAGGTTCAAGTAAACGAAAACGATTATTTAAAATCAAAATTAAGCGACACACAGATTGCAAACATTAAGCAATTGTGGATGAAAAAGACTGCTAGAGATGTGACACCATCTGTCAAAGACATGATTAAAAAGATGGATATACCTACACAGTTAGCAATTAAACATGCAAATATTAATCAGTTATCAAAATTAATTGAAACACTAGACGAAAGTTTTAGTGACGCACAAGTAGCTATGCTTAAAAAACAGTATGAACCTATGAGAGGTAAAACAATCTCTATTGCTAATGCAAATAAACTAGGTGACCTGTTTACAAAATTTGACAAAGATAAAAATGCTTTAGAAAAATTATATGGTGGTAATATACCATTTGTATCAGTTATGGCCATGACAAGATTGATGACCAAACATGGTTACAAAGCAGACCAATTAAACAAACTTAGAAAAGAGGAAAGATTTCCTTTAGAAGAAGAAAAAGAATTAGAAATATTAGATGAAGCTACATTAGAATCAGTAGAGATTACTGAGGGTAAAATTGATAGTAAGAAGTTTGATAGTTTGAAAAAAGGTGATACAATGACTATCACTTATCAATCAACTATGTCAGGTACAAAATCTCAGAAATTTGTTGTAAAGAGTAAGAGTAGAAGTGCTAAGTACAACACAGATAAAGTAACAATGTATCCTGACGGCAATCCAAATATGGCAAGGTTCTTCTTATACAAAAGAGCAAGTGGTGATGTATCAATGGCAACAGGTGATATGGCCGCTGTTATTAAAAGTGTTAATGAAGAAACACTTGTAGAATTTACATCACAACAAATTAAACAAGCATACGGTATTGCAAACGACCCTAGATACAAACAAGGTAACTATTCAGGTGCAATTAAGGCTATTGAGAAACTTGCAAAAGGTTTATCAAAACATCCAGATGTTGCAAATGTTTTAAAAAGAACTAACGAAAATTTAGACGAAGGTAAAATGTCACAGATTGACCAAATGCAAAAAGATGGTAAGTCAGCGGCTGAGATTGCCAAGTTAATGAAGTTAGATGTTAAAACTGTAAAGAGTATTTTAGGTGAAGAAGTATGTCCTAAATGTGATGGTGAAGGATGTGAACATTGTAATGACACAGGTTACCATAAAGAAGAAACTCTACACGAATTTAAAAAGATGACAGTTACTTTCAAAAGCATGGCTGATATGGCCAAAGCTTCTACTGATTTAGCAAAACATGGTTTTACTATTAATGCAAAAGGTATGGTAATGAAAGTAGATGGTAAAGGTGATGACCTTAACAAGTATGCTACTGACCTTAAAAACTTTTACAAGGCTGATATTAGAGCAGAGAGTTACACAATAGATGAAAGCGCTGACGAAGACTTTTATAATCCAGTTTACGAAGCATGTTGGGTTGGATATAAAAAAGTTGGCATGAAGAAAAAAGGTGACAAGATGGTACCAAATTGTGTACCTGAATCTGTACAAGAAGCCAAAGACGAAGAGAAACCTGAAGAGAAACCAGATGTCAAAAAAGAAAAGACAGATGATTCTGAAAAATTAAAGTCTGAACTTGAAAAGAAAGACGCAGAAATTAATGCTTTAAAAACTAAAGCAGAAACAGAAAAGGCTAAGGTCACTAAAAAAGAAACTGAGAAGATGGTAAATCCTGAAACAGGTGAACCGCTTTTACAAGTTGGTATTGCATACAAACATCTACGAGATAAGATGGCAGCCAAAAAAGAAAAAGAAGAAGTTAAAGAGATGGCTAATGATAAAGCATATGCTATTGGTATGGCAACTGCTAAAAAGAAATATAATGATGAACCACCTTTAGATAAGAAAACTATTAAAAAAGGTCACGAAATCGGAGATAAATTATCAAAGATGAAGAACGAAGACCACCCAGCTAAACAGATGTTTGAACAAATTGAAGGTCTGAAAAACAAAGCTGAGAAATCTGGAATGCCATATGGTATTCTAAAAAAGGTTTACGATAGAGGCATGGCCGCATGGAGAGGTGGACACCGACCTGGTACTACACAGCAACAATGGGCTTTCGCTAGAGTAAATTCATTCATAACAAAATCCTCTGGAACATGGGGTGGGGCTGATAAAGATTTAGCTGCTAAAGTAAAAGGAAAATAAACATGTCAAACTATTTAAAACACAAGCCTGGCAGCCTGGAAGAAATCGTAGCTAAACAAGGAAGTTACAGAGAAGATTCTGGTTACCAAGCAATGTTCAAAAAAGAACTAGATAAAGCTGGTAAGGGTATCGGTTCAATGTCACCTAAAGAAAAGAAGGCATTTTTTAACAAAATCGATTCGAAATATACTGCTAAAGATGA